GAATTGGTCACCAGAGGATGAGGAAAAAAAAACTCAAGAATGGCTAAAGGCATTTGACGACGATCAAATTTTAGAAAATGCTCGCTACGTGGCTGAATACAATTACCACCTTGAAAACGAGCAAAACAATGAAGAAAACAACCTAACCAAATACCCTGACGTTGATTACGATGATGCAATTCAGTAGCGAAATACTAAACAGCCCTGATCGTATCCTTGCTGAATTAGTAAAGATTAAACAAGAGATCAGAACATTAACTATTGCTGAATCTGTTCTTAAAGATGAACTAGAAGAGCATAGAAAAGACGGACGCATAAAAGGGATTTTTAAATCTCATGGGGTAACAGCTAATAGGCTTCAAACTACGCAAAAATATCAATTCTCAGAAGAATTAACGAAACAGGAGGAAACTTATAAAACAGAAATTGATCAGAGGAAAGAACTAGAAATTTTAGATAACAAGGCGGTGAAACTTGAAACTAAGAGTTATTGGAGGATCACCGTTGACAAATAAAGAAAAGATAGACGCGGCTCTTTCAAGAATTAAAGAGTTATTAACCCTGATTCAGGAATGGAGGAAGAATGAAAATAATTAGTGTTGATGTTGTTGGTGTACCTGTCGCGCAGGGCAGTTTAAAACGTACTGCCTTTGGGGTGATTTATAGCAACGATAAAGAATTAAAATCTTGGCGACAGGATGTGATGACTTATTTAATAGCAGCTAAACCAAAGGACTGGGATATTGATTGTGCGTTTAGTGTTTCTTGTGAGTTTCGCTTTATGCGTCCTAAATCACATTATGGAACTAAAGGGACATTGAGGCCTGCTGCCCCTAGATATAAAACGACTAAAAGTGATACGGATAAATTAATTAGATCAATCGGTGACTCGATACAACAATCAGGATTAGTTAGGGATGATTCACAAATTATTCATTGGGCAGCAAGTAAAAGATATTGCGAGCCTGGGGAAAGTCCGGGGGCATCTATAACGCTAAGTAGTCAACCCTAAATATTACTAATTGCTAACGAGACGTAGTAAAGGGTCAACCCCTGTGTATAATTAAAAGGTAACGGGCGGAACCGAGGGAGACATCCTCGGAAAGCTCCCGAACCTTCCCCCACTGTCGGGGGCGGCGCTAAGACCCTGAGTCCTCCATTGAGAGATTCAAGGCAGTAAGCCCGAACGAGGTTGGCAACTGGTCGTGAAGCCCGACCCGTGATCTGGTAGCTCCAGCACGAACCAAAACGAGGATCGCACCCTCAAACGCCGAGAGGCTCCCAATTGCAAAAGTTTTCAATGATTTCTCAATCAATCAACTCAAAATCTAAGCTTGCCGATTACAAAAATTATCACAAGCAATCCAAGATTTATATTCAAGAGTTGGAATCAAAGCTAGACAACAAGGTTTTAACCCTTGAAGACTACAGAAAAGATCTAAGTCGCCGCCTAGCAACCCATGATAAGGAATTTGCACTAGCTCTAAGAGATGCTGCACTTCTTCTAACCTCTGCTAGAAAGCAAGTTGTAGAATTATTCCCAATTAACTAACCACCGCGCCCCCTTCATAGGGGGTTTTTTATTCCTTCGCTTTTAAAACAATGACAACAACTACAAAAAAAACTGAAACTTATTCTTTAATGCAAGAAATCATAGAAGAGGTGTTAACAGGTTATAAAGCCGTTAATGATGCTAATGAGGCTCTAGTTAAAGAAAGCTTTCAAAAGGCATTAGACGAACTTCAGAACATCAGTTATTAACCAACGTCGGGGAGCCTGATAGCTGTTGACCAATCAACAAGTTAACCAACAGTTTGAAAGTCATACAACACCCGCAAGGGAAAGACAAGGCACGTAATTGGCGTGATCCATCCCCCGACAACGAATTGACAAAAAAAAGACCCCTCGCGATGAGGGGCTAGTAGATCATTTAAGTTTTTTGATCTTGTCGTCAACGGCTCTTGATTCTTTTAGAGCTTTGTCAATTGCTCTAAGTTCTCGCGCTTCAGACAAAGCAAGTTCTCTAAGTTGAGAACGTAAAAGGTCAGTTAGTTGACCCATAATTAAACCTCTTGGTAATTGGTAGGCATCGCTGCCATGTGTTTATATATACTTTGATATGTCTAGACAGCAAAATAGTTTATCTGTACTGCTAAAGGCAGTTTTCTAGTGTTTGCAATGCTTTTGAACTTGTAGACATTTCTCTTTCTGACCACTAAATGAAATTACTGGCACATTCGCTGCACAAGGGGGGTAAGGCTTTTAAATCTTTTTACTATGTTTTCAGTGATAAAAGTATCAATATAAACAATTTAATACGTATGAACTATTGCCAAGATTAATTGCAGCAAAAGGGATTACAAGAAAGAAAACATTTGTACTTGTGGAGAAACAGGTGAACACTAAGCCTGTAAACGATTACAACTATCAATATTATGGGCCAGCTCAACCACTGCTTTGCGAACTTTGGTGATGGGGAACACTCCGCTGCTGACCCAAACTAAAAGTATCTCTATATTAGTAATACGCAAGCATAGTAAGTCTAATGCGTCGCTTTTTAGATTGGTTAGGTTCAGGCTTTGTTTATAGATCCCCGACAAATAAAATTGAAGCATGGCGGCGTAATGCCATGTATATGTCGTCAAGGCAATTAAGAGACTTAACAGGTTATTCGGCTCATTACTCTAAGGCGGTCATATTGAGTAGATATATCAATGAAGAAATGTCGCATCTTAAGTAGAATAAATTTGTTGTTTACCCCCCTTAGCAAGTATTAGCATTTTGGTAAATGGATAGCTATTAAACCCTTAGCGTTAGACGGGCGTTAGGGGTTTTTTAGTGTCTACCTATTACGCCAATTCTTATTTCTAGGAGGCTCTAACCGCGCTTGTTCCCGTTCTATAGCATTGAGTCTATGAAAGATTTCACGTATGTCTGATTGGCGTTTAGAGGATCTATTAGACAAGACCATTAGGAGGGCGCTAACCATTGCACCAATTAACGCGGCGTAAATTTCTGTCATTGGTTTCCTAGTAACTTATTCCATTTATCAGTAATTTCTTTTTCTTTATTGACTCTGTTTCTTATTTGTATTTCTACGCCTAAACCTGTGAACGTATTCGCGTGAGGATGTGACGGATTATTATGTCTTCCGTCTAAAAAATATAATTTCTCCATTAATTCGGTACGGGCGGCGTTCTCCCAAATGGACAAGGGTTGACTCATTAGCAATAACAATTAGCTTGAATATATTAATATGGCTGCGTAGCAAGTAAACGCTTATGGCTGAACAAGCAACAAAAACACCAGAGGAACCAAAAAAGAATCCTCTACAAAAACTGAAAGAGGGTTTAGATGATAAAGAAGAACAGTTAGCCATTATTGGCGTTTTTGTTAGGTTAGGTGTCGTTGTTTGGACGGGTTTTATCGTAACTTTAAATTATATTTCTATCCCCGGATATGCCTCTGAACCTAAAGATATAACTTTCCCGGCTTCGTTGCTAACAGGCGCTTTAGCTAGTTTTGGACTTGAGGCATCAGGGAAGAAAAGAGGCGATGGAACATTCAAAGTTGACGAAAAAGATAAGCCATTAAGTAAAAAAGATATTGAGGCATTGTTGCTGAATCAATCAGGTAATTATCAAACAATTAGAGTAGAAACCCCAATTAAATTAGTACCAGTTGAACCGAAAATTGACCCCATCTCTGGTAAAGAGATAGACCCACAATCAGGCAAGTTAAAACCATGAAACGACTACTAATCCCCTTTGCTTTCTTTCTGGCTGCTAGTCCTTGTTTGGCCCAATACAAGCATGAATTAAAAACAGTTGTTAGCGCTGATGTTGCTGGTAGCTATTCCCACGCTAAACGGATAGGAAGTTCATATTCATTTAGTTCTGAAGGGATAACCGCAAGCACTATTACAGGCCTTGTTGCACCCGCTGTAAGTAATGGTAGTCATACAGGCGTAGCCAGTACGCTAGGCACTCAAAGTTTCGCTCAAACTACCGCAGGCGCATCGACTTCGCTCACTCAAAGTTTTTTACAGGGTGACGTAGTACCAACTCAAACAGGGTTAGGTCTAACTCATGGGGCAACGACTACTTTATTAACTCTGGGGGACACTATTTCCTATAGCGGTGGAAACTCGAACGGAACGGCGGTTGGTCTTACTCAGGCAGGGGCTATAACACTAACTCCCGGGGGTTCAGGATCTACAGTTTCAGGAAGTATTTCTAGTACTATCGATATTCATTGATATGTATGAAATATTTATTATTTTTCTTTCTCTTAAATGTAATTAATACAGCTAAAACCTATGCAGTCCCAGTGATTCCCAATTTTGGGTCAGGCCAAACTCAAAGTACGACCGAGGTAAAAAGTCGAACGGTGGAGCGGATAGAAAGTTTTCATTTTAATACAGGCTATACGTTTAATCAGAGTGGCTCAAACATCAAGGTAATAGGCAGTACATTAACGCCTCAAACTGTTAATACTCAAACTCAAACAGTAAACGGAATATCTTCAACGTGGAAATCAATTGATCTAAATACTAAACCACAATATGAACAAGTCGTTGCGGGAGCTGGTACACAATACAACGAAAGCCTAATGGGGCCGGGATTAGCTGAACACGTTATTATTGACCGCACTATTGATACTGAAAGTATAACAAATTCAACGAGTATCTTTACTCAATGAAAAGGCTATTATCTGTTTTAATTATTACTTTATCTGGACAATTACCAGCATTAAGCGAAGGCGTTTCAATGCAAAATAATCCAATATCTAATTCCAGCGGCGGAGTTAACGTCACAGCAGTTCAGAACGTTCCTAGTAGGCAATTTACAAATGTTTATAGTTTACAACAACTACAATGTCAGTCAGACACGTTTGTTATACAGCCATTCATTACATCTAATATGAGCTTTCAGCGACCTCAGAGGGATGTGAGACTTGATCCAATTTATGACGATAGAGATTTAACAGGTTTAATAACTACAGACGATAATGGGAACCAAGTTGATGGGCCTGACGGGTTGCCAGATAATCCGGGTCTTGTTGTTGGTTATAAATCAGTTCAGTTAAACCCTCAAGATTCTTTTGCAGTTTCACCGGGAATTAGTCTTTCATTTAATATAAATATGGATAGAAAGGCAGTTCGTAAGTGTAGACAAGGGGCAGCAAAAATTGTTGAATTATTAGATTTACAGGTAGCAGATAAGCGTTTGAGTCTGGAGGTCGGGAGGCTTTCAAAATGCGGGGAATTATTAACAAAGGGTATAAGATTTAAAGAAACTAGCTCATTCGCTAAATTATGTGATGATGTAGAGGTTGTTAAATTTATCCCTAAAAATACCCTTCCTGACCATCAACACTCTATTTCTTCAGAAGTGAACGCCAAAGAAGATTAACTTTATTCTTTTCCCGTTGCGCTCTTATCTTTTCCCCTCTTGATAACGGCTTTTCTTTTTTACCTAATTTCTTTTTGACAAATTTAATAATTTTTTTCTGTAGGGGTTTTGTTCTTTTTTTTATTAGCTCAGTTAAAGGGGCCGCCATTAATGCGGATGTTGCCCCAAACAAAGCCGTGACCATTACCCCAGAAACTAAAGCAGGGGGCGGGGTGAAATGATCAACAGTTTCAATAATTTTTATCGGCTCATATACAGCAACACATTCGCCAGAAATAGCGTCAATCTTATAAGCCGTAATTCTTCCTCTGCCATATTTACCAATGCTATTAATTGGCGCGGCTCCATTCGGGGGGCATTGTGGAGGGGGCGGGTTATAGCCTGTATAACTTGTTGTTTGTTTATTAGTCGTACTTTGTTGTTTAGTTTCTTCCGGCTCCCGTGGCGTTACGGATAAAGGTTTTGTTTTTACTACTTCTAATTTTTTGTAATAGTCCAGAGGGTAGAAGACGGGTTGTGAAAAATCGCACAAAATCATTACGCCGTCGGGGTCATTATCAAAGTGTCCTGAACCTCCTGTTTCGTCGTCTCTTGTCTCAACACACCCCGGCATGTCTATTACTAGGGGATCTAAAACAAAAGGTAATTGAGTACTAACTGATGGGGGTAATATTAACGGCGGTTCTAAAACTATTGGGTCAGCGATTCTAGGCTCTGCAATTCTAGGTTCAATGATTCGCGGTTCTTTAATATCCAATTAGCAATCTACGAAATCGGAAGCTACATCTTTCCCAATCTGACCAGCTTTTTTAACAGCAAAGGCACTAGCAACCCAACCTATTATCGGGATGTTAGATAATGTACTTGCGGCGGGTGTGGAAGTAACTAAAGAAGTACCTACAATTTCCCCTGTTGATTCTGCTGACCCTTTATCTTTGATGCACTGCAAATAAGCAGATGTTAATTTTGCGTTATCTACAGGGTGATGGGCTATATATTCTTTTCTTGTGTAGTCAGTCTTTCCGTTCCATTTTGAATTTTCACTACTAAATAAAACTGTCTTAGGTTGGTGCATATTATGAGTGATCGTTAAATCTAATTTCTCCCCGTCTTTGCTATATCGCATTTGTGATGCGCTGTTTTCTGTCGTCGCTAATCGTGCTAAATCGAACGGGGCCGAACCTCCTGATTTTGACAATAAAGACATCGAAAAAAACGATTGCCCTATTAAGCCAAGACCTAACAATCCGGGTAAGAAATTTTCTTTCATTACTTAAAAGGTAATGCTGGCCCTGTACTGCTAGGCATCTTTGGCATTTGACCTTGTATATTTTCGATGATTTGATCTTGAATTGTAAAAAGCATATCGTTTACAAACTTTGTTCGCTGCGTGACAAGATAGCCCCCCGCACCAATGAGGCCAATTAAGACCCCAGTGTTTACAAGCGTTAAAATCCTAATCATTCTTTTACTATCCCTGCCTGCGCGTCTACCTCATCTAATATCTCTTTTTGTATTTGGCTAAGTCTTTCGTTTGTTGGCTTTAACTTTTCCTCTGCTTCTTTTGTTATTGCCTTAATTTGTGCATCTGCTTCTTTTACAATCTCATTCGCTTCTTTTGTTAAAGCGTCTTTTTCTTGTGCTAATTGATTTAAGTCAGCCATTAGTTTGTATTAACTACGTCTAAGTATAGAGTCAACCCCCAATATGTCAAAGTAGCAATTTAACCCTGACCTGTTCGGCCAGCACTAAGCATGGGCGTAATAAATATACTCACGACCCGATCCATTAAATCCAGCGTTTTCAGTTAAGGTAAATCCAGTTGATGTTGGCGCACCAAAATCAATAGTTGTATATTGAGCCGCATTAGTATTTAGTTCCAAATATTTATCATTACCGCTTGCCCATCCTCTTGTTGTGTCTAGTACCTGCCAATCAACGGCGTGAGAGGTACATTTCATAATTAAAAATCTTGGCTGGAAACCTCCATCTGGAATCGTGATTGTCTGAGTGGAACCATTACCTGTAAATGTACCGCAATGAGATATTCCTTTAACGCTGGCGAAGAGCATAAAGATGAAATCACCATCAGTCATTGCACCTCTTTTAAGAGAAAAAGCAGTAGCAGTTGGTCCTGATTCACCAAAGAACCCAGTTAAAGTTCCTTCTGCTGCATTGCTCTGTAATTGTAAGTAATTATTCCAAGGATTTGTCCCACCGTTTGCACCATGATGATACACCCACCATTCTTGACTATCATTTCTACACTTAACCCATATCATTTCTGGCTTTTTCCCAAGTGAATGAGGATGCCATGTATAAGTAGGTCCAGTAGTAGAATCATAATCTGTTATGGTGACCACATCAAAACCAGCGTGGCGTTTCCACATCCATGATTGGTAATCAGTGTTATATCCAGCCTCGTTCCAGCCAGCATTTGAATCCCATGTCCAAGAAGTAGATGCCGTAGATTCTGCATTAGAATTATTAGTAAACATATAGTTTCTTTCTATAAGCCTTGCTGTTGCATAAAAATAACCTGATGAAGCAAATTCTTTCAATAAAGCAAAGTCAAGAGG